ATGCCGCCCCCAGTGACAGCCTGCACCCTTTGAGCTTTGTCATTGACGAGATCCACCCGGTCAGCAAGTTTAAACTATACGGCTACCCCAGCCGGGAGGCCGCGGCACAGGACTGGTCAAACCTGCAAGCTGCTCATTACGTTTGCAATGCAGCCAAAGGGGACAAGCTCCAGGCCGATTTAAAAACCGGCGATTTTGCGCGAAAGCTCAAGCCGCTGCCGGACGGCGACTGGTGACGGCATGGGGGAGGGTCCCCCTGGGGGCCTCAAGGCCACCTCAGCCGGTCCAGCGCCGAAATACCCCCGAGGAATTTTTTCAGAGGGGCAGGGGCAAAGAAATTAAGCCTACAAGAAAACTCCGCGCGCGGGCCGCGCGTGCGAAACACGGACGGAAACGAGGTGAGGGCCTTGACCAGAGAACAGAAATACACCGAGCAGCTCAAGGAGCTGGGGATATATCAGGAGGCCTTCGCCCCGGCCATAAAGGACCTGGCCATGATGGAGCGGGAGGTCCAAAAGATGGTCAAAGAATGGAAGGCAGAGGGCAGCCCGCCGGGCACCAAGCTCCAGCTCACGATATCCCAGTACCGCCGGGACATATCCGCACGGCGCGACGACCTGGGTCTCACGCCCAAAGGCCTTAACCGGCTCAAGCGTACCGCCGCCGATAAGGAGCCGGCGCCGGCCGGCAAGCTCACCGTGCTTGATAAGCTCCTCGCCCAGAGGGAGGCTTGAGCATGTTAGGCGCACAAAGGCCGCGTATCATCATAGCTCCCGAGTACACGCGCACGGACGGCGACGCCGCGGCGCAGCTCATGGCCGAGTACGGCTGCAGCCTGGACGATTGGCAGCGGGACGTTGTTGATTGTTGGCTCAGCCGGGATAAGTTCAGCTATCTTGTCAGCTCGGCCGGGCTGGCGGTACCCAGGCAAAACGGCAAAAACGTCTGTCTGGAGGCCCGCGAGTTTTACGGCATGGTAATCCGCGGCGAGAAAATTTTACACACAGCGCACCAGGTGCGGACCTCAAAAAAGAGTTTCCGGCGCCTGGTGCGCATGTTTACAGACAAACGCCACCCGGAGATTATGGCGCTGGTCAAGCAGATCCGTTACACCAACGGCGAGGAGAGCATAGAGCTCATCAACGGCGGCTCCATAGAGTTTATCGCTCGCTCGCGCCAGGCGGCCCGAGGCTTTGACGGTATCAGCCTGATAGTCTACGACGAGGCCCAGGAGCTGACCGACGACCAGGTGGAGGCCATCATGGCCACGCTGGCGGCTTCCAGCACCGGGACGCGGCAGATCATTTACACCGGCACACCGCCTTACCCAGGCTGTCCCGGTACCGTTTTCCGGCGGCTGAGGACCGCAACGCTCGAAGAGCCCGGACCGCATGACGCCTGGCACGAGTGGAGCCCGGCGGCGGAAAAGCTGGAGGACATAAACCTTGACAGCCGCGAGCTGTGGTACTCCACAAACCCCGCGCTGGGCATGCGTCTTAGCGAGGAGTTTACCGCTCAGGAGCGTACCACCATGGGGCCTGACGGCTTCGCCCGGGAACGCCTGGGCTGGTGGTCGCCGGAGCTTGTGGCGCAGGACGATAAAGCAATAGACCCGGAGGCCTGGGCGGCCTGCTCCTCAACGGAGCCAAAGCCGGAGGGCAAAACGGCCTACGGCGTAAAGTTTTCCGCCGACGGCTCCGAGGTCTGCTTGTGCGGCGCCGTCTGTCCGGAGGAGGGCAAGGCGCGTATATCGTTTATCGAGCGCAAATCCACCGGCCACGGCACACGCTGGCTCTCTGAGTGGCTCAACGAGCGCTACGAGCGGGCGAGCTGCGTAGTGGTGGACGGCCGCAACGGCGCCGACCTCCTGATAGACCGGCTCGCTGAAGTCTGGCGCTTTAAGGGCTCGGTAGTACGGCCCACGGCGCGTGACGTAGTGGCGGCGGTGGGCACCCTGACCACCGAGCTGGGCGAGGAGACTGTCACCTGGTACGAGCCCCAAGAGGCGCTTAAAGCTTCGGCGCTCTCGGCGGTCAAGCGGCCGCTGTCCGGCGGCTGGGCTTTCGGTGGCGAGGACTGCGCGCCGGTTGAGGCCTGCGCCCTGGCGCTCTGGGGCGCGAGAACGAGCAAAAGAGATCCCACAAAGGAGATGAGGATAGGATGAGACTTAATCCCAGCATGGCGGAGGCGCTACCCAGAGAGGAGCGCGCGCCGCTCATCGAGCTTATCAACACCTATAACGAGCACGAGAGCAAAAACCGACTGAAGCGGCGCTATTACGAGGGCCACGTCACCGTGGGCGAGGTAAACCTCGGCCTTGCGCTGCCCCAGGATATACAGCGCCTGGAGATAGGCTGTGCCTGGGGCGAAAAGACGGTAGACGTGCCGGCGGCGCGCTCGCGCTTTGACGGCTTTGTCGGTAAGGACGGCAACGACGCCGCGCCGATAATGGTCATTGTTGAGGACAACAACCTGACAGGCGAGTACCCCAAGGCATGCCGGGACGAGCTCAAATACGGCTGCACCTTCGCCACGCTCTCAGCTGATAAGCGTATAGGCTGCCGCATACGCTGGCACAGCCCGGAGACCGCCGCCGCCCGCTGGAACGGCGAGAAAGGGCGCGTAGACTGCGGCCTTGCCGTGGTGGACATGACCCAGGACGCTATAAGCAAGAGCTGGACGCCCAGCGTGGTCAACTATTACACCGACAGCGCCGTATGGGTGCTCAGACTTGACAACAACCGCTGGAGCGCAGAGCCGCACCCGAACGCTATGGGGCGGCCACTCATCGAGCCAATGGTCTGGAACGCCACCAGCGCCAAGCCCTTCGGCCGCTCCCGGCTCAAAGAGCCGATAAGGCATCTCATACAGGGCTATGTCCGCACGGTGGCCAACGCCACAATAGGCCTTGAATTTGCCACGAGCCCCCAGAAATATCTCCTGGGCGTCACTGATAAGCAGTATGAGGCCCTGGTCAATCAAAAGTTTAAGACCTACGTGGGCTCTATCCTGACCTCCACAACAAACCCTGAGACCGGCGAGAAGCCCACCTTCGGCCAGTTATCACAGGGCAGCATAGAGCCTCACGTCTCGATGCTGCGCACCCTGGCGACGCAGTTTTCCGCCGCGACCGGCCTGACTGTCACCGACGTCGGAGTTATCAACGATGCCAACCCCTCCAGCGCGGACGCGATACTTGCCCAGTCAAATACGCTCATCGGCATGGTGGAGGAGCTCAACGCCGGCAACGCCGGGGCGCTCTACAACATAGCGCTCATGGCCCAAGCCATCAAGCGCAACGTCACCCTGGACGAGCTCACGGACGAGGAGCGGGGCATTATAGCCCGCTTTAAAAATCCCGCGCGGCCCAGCGTAGCCCAGACGGCGGACGCCGCCCAGAAGATAGCGAGCGTCCGCCAGAGCTTTGCGCAGACGGACGTATTTCTCGAGATGCTTGGTTTTAGCCTGGCCGAGATCCGGCGCATTAAAGCCCAGGAGCAGCGGGCGCGTGGCCTGGCGCTGTTTGAGGAGCTGGAGGCATAAATGCTCAATATATCAGCCAGTGCATGGCAGAAGTACATAAAAGCCCTCAGAAAGCTGGAAAACGCCGCGGCGGAGAGAATGACGAACTATCTCAGTTACATCGGCGGATTTGAGATTGAGGGCAACATGCAGCGAGCAATAGATTTTGCCTACGCTCTGGGCACCAGGTACGGCGAGGGCGCGGCAGCTCTGGCCTCAGAGTTGTATGACGCTATCGCGGCAGCCGAAGGCGTCACGGTGCCGGCGGCAATCCCTGCGGAGACAGCGGGATATGGCGAGATAAGCGCGGCCGTGACCGCCGCGTCAGAACAGGCGCCGTCAACAGTGCCCTCAGTCGTGGAGCGCTACGTCAAAAGAGCCGCCGCCGATACCATACTGCAAAACGGATTGAGAGACGGCGCATATGCCGCCTGGGTGCCCAGCGGCGACACCTGCGCGTTTTGTATCATGCTGGCCTCGCGCGGCTTTGAGCGGGTGAGCAAGGAAACTCTGAGGAAAGGTCACGCGCAGCATATACACTCAAACTGCGATTGTCAGTACATCGTTGCTTTCGGCGCTGACGCCAGAGTTGAGGGCTACGACCCCAAACGCTGCGAAAGCATTTATTACGACGCGCTGAACAGCTCGATCGATGAAGGCGAAGGCGGCTCGTGGAAAGACGCGGTAAATTATATCCGCCGCCAGCAGTACGCGGCGCTGCCCCAGGCCGAAAAGGACAGGCTCAACGAGATACAGCGTATCCAATACCGCGAGCGGAAAGCGCGCACGGCAGACAAAACCAAATGATTACAGCACTTTGCGATTTTGCACAGTGCTTTTTTCATGCCCAACGGCGGGGCCAACGCCGGAAATTTTACGCGAAAGCGGGAGGTATAAACACATGGCAGACGAGACCAAAACTGGCGCAGGCCAGGAAGCTACCCAGACTGGCGCAGGAGGCCAGGAAAAGACCTTTACCCAGGCTCAGGTGGACGCCATTATCGGCGAGCGACTGAGCAGGGAGCGGGAAAAGTACGCGGATTACGAAACCCTCAAGGAAAAGGCCGGAAAGTATGACACCGCCCAGGAGGCGGAAAAAACCGACCTGCAGAGAGCTCAGGAGGCCGCGGCGGACTACAAGACCAAGTATGAGACGCTGGAGCGGGAGAAGGCCGCCCGGGATCTGCGCGACAAGGTGAGCAAGGCTACCGGGGTACCGGCTGACCTGCTGACCGGCGACACCGAGGAGGCTATGACCGCCCACGCCAACGCCATCAAAGCCTACGCGGGCGACAAGCCCAAGTATGGCACCGTCCCCGATGGGGGAGAGAAAACGCCCCCACCCATGACAAAAGCTGAAATCCTCGCCATCAAAAATGAACGCGAGAGGTTGAAAGCAATACGTGAACACATCGATTTATTCAAGTAAAGGAGAGAAAAAACATGGATGAACTTGCAATTCTCGCAAAATCCCAGGACCTGAATTTCGTGGCGAAATTCAGCGAAGACATGCATAACCTGCTTGCTCTTCTCGGCAAGACCGAAGTTGAGACCGTAGCTCCCGGCACGGCTCACAAAATCTACAAAGTGACCGGCACCCTCGACGAGGGCGACGTTGGTGAAAAAGAACTCATTCCCGACAGCGCTATAAGCGTCGGCACGCCTACGCTTATAGAAATCAACTACAAAAAGTACCGCAACCTCACCAGCATTGAGGAGATCGGCCGCAAAGGCTACGATCTGGCGGTAGGCGAGACGAACGATTTTATTCGGCGCCAGATAAGAAAGAGAGTCCGCAAGACTATCTTCACCGCCATAAAGAAGGGCACAGGCACAGCCCAAGGCAATACCTTCCAGGCTACTGTTGCCGACGCTGCAAAGAGCATTGTAAAGCTCTACGAGGACGAGGATATCACCCCGGTGTTTTTTGCCAGTCCTGACGACCTGTATGACTACCTCGGCACACATGAGGTCGGCCTTGCCCAGAACTTCGGCCTGAGTTACCTGGCCAATTTCCTCGGCATTGGCGATATCATCGTGGATACCAACATAGACAAGGGGCAGGTCTTTGCCACAGCAAAAGAAAACCTCAAGGTGCTGGCAGCGGATATCAAAAGCATTCCCGGCATGGAGCTCACAACCGACGAGAGCGGCATAATTGGCGTCCATAACGGTGCCAAGTATGAGAACGCAGCGCTCGAAACCGTGGCCTATACCGGCCTGGGCGTACAGCCGATTTACCTCAACCGCATTGTCAAGGCAAGCCTGGTGACCGGATAATGTCCTACGCCACTGTTGACCAGGTTGAGGCCGGGTACCGGGAGCTGGACGCGGACGACAAGGCGAGGGCTAAGGCGCTGCTCGACGAGGCCGCCGTACTCATTGACGCGGTGGCCTCGTCCGCCGCGGATGACGCAAAGCGGGTGGTGTCCTGCCGCATGGTCCGCCGCGCCCTGGGCGACGGTGACGCACCCGGCGCGCCCATGGGCTCCACCCAGGGCAGCATGACCGCCGGCCCCTACACGCAGAGCTGGACAATGAGCGGGGGCAGCGCCGGGGAGCTTTACCTGAGCAAGACCGAGCGCACGATCCTCGGCGTGGGGAACGCCATCGGCGCATATAACCCGCTGTGCCCTCCGCCGCCGGAGGTGAGCGGCAATGTTTAAAACCATCACCGTCACGCTCTACGAGCGCATTGAGAGCGGGAGAGACGCATTTAACGCTCCCGAGTACACAGAGCCGCCGGTCAGCGTGCCCGGCGTCCTCGCGGCTCCTGCGAGCTCTGAGGCGATAGTTACGGATATGCAGCTCCACGGCAAGCGCCTTGCCTACGAGCTGTATATCCCCAAGGGCGACACCCACGACTGGCGCGACTGCCGCGTTGACTTTTTCGGCCAGGGCTTTAGGGTCTACGACCTGCCCAAGGAGTACATAGAGGGCAACGTCCCCGGCGCGTGGAACAAAATCGTGAAGGTGGAAAAGTATGAGTGACAAGGTAAAAATCGTACTCGAGCCCGCGGAGATCCGCGCCCAGCTCCTGCTGGACGGCCCCGCGCTGGCGGCCGCAATAGCCATCGGCAAGGAGATGGCGGAGGAGGCGAGCCGCCAGTCTGAGGACAACACAGGCAGCCGCCACCGCTACGCCACGCGCACCGAAAAGCGCAAGGACCGCATGGGCGTCATAGTCTATCCGCTCTCCGACAACGCCAAGGCCGATAACAGCGACCATGACACCCTGGCCAAAGTCCGCCGCCGCGTT